CTGTGATGATCACTTCTGTTGCAAGGTGGACCATCGAACCCCTGACTTCCGCAGAAGTCAAGTAGCTGCTAGGCAGCCATTGCGAACTGATATTGGTCAGTTCTGTGTGTCTCTGTTTAACGTCAGCGACTTGACGATAGCCTCCATAGCTCTCTGCCGATACTCTGTCGAATCCAAGTCACCCCCGTAAGTTTGAATGGTGGAGGTGGGCGGGTTCGAACCGCCGTCCAAAATATCCGAACGCTACTTCATCAGCTATGTTGCACACTAACAGGTAGGGCGCGTTAGTGCGATAAACTCAAACACATACGAAAACAACGATTGTACCCGCTTGGTCTTTAACACATCACGGGAGTCTAACTGGACGATCTCAAACGACTCGGGCCCCCACACTGACGGCACGGTAAAAATCTCACCCACGCACACACCCGTAGGATTCACCGCGACGACCCGAAACTGCGAGGTTTGCAGTCCATACACGAGCCACTCTTCGGTGTTTGAATTGCCGTCGGCATTAACGGGCCGCACATCCACAAGCCCCATCTGAAGCACAGCGGGGTCAATCTCCCGTATGCGCGTCTGTGAGAATACCGTTGTGGCACTCAAGATTACCAATAAAACGATAGACAAATATGTTCGCATCTCTTCTCCTATTTATGCCAAGATAGTCTGTTGCGCTTGCATGAATTGTTCAATACGATCTGCTAGCAACGGGCGCCAATGAGTCAACGTTGATTCCTGCCAAATAATTGCTTGTGGTAACAATTGCGCAATCACAATGGTTTCAATAGGCCGACGCATGTGTTCTGTTAATGCATCCGCATAAAACGTCGCCTGCAGCGCATAATTTTCAAGTCGATTTCCTGTTTTTTGTTTGCTGCCCGTTTTAAAATCCAAAATCGCGGCGCGCCCATCATGCAGTTCCACGGCCATATCTAATCGTCCTGCTACTTTATAGTGCGTAGAAGCCACTCGGGTTTCTACCGCCAAGACACGTGTGATTTGCTGGTTCAACACATTTGCGATTAACGTTGCATATACGGAATCTGCGCATTCCGTAAGTAGCGGCCAGGGAATTTGTTCGCGCAGAACAAATTTTTCACAAAACGTATGCCATCGTGTACCCCGTGCCGCGGCGGCTTGCGTGATTTGTGCCGCCCGCGATTCTCCAACGGACTTGCGCCATTTAGTCAGCGCGGCACGTCCCTCAACATCGGTGTGAGACAGTACCGTCGAAATTGAAGGATACAGATGATTATTGAATTCATACCATCGGCGCCCATCCCGTTGCACTTCTTGGACATCTGGTGTTTGCCAAGATGCATCATACTGAATTGTTGATGCCGGCCATTGACCGGATTCCATTATGGTGTTGTCCGCAGTATCGGCTAAAGCAAATGTACGGGAATTCCATTTAAACATAGTGCTTAGTATCACATATACACAACGTTGTGTCAAGAATTAGATTTCTCTTTTGCCTGGTTTTGGTACATGAATTGTGCTATGCCGATGATGACTCTTCATTGCCGCAAGTTTATCCGTCCATGTGGAAGGAAGGTGATGTCGTCCTTGCCGAATATTGTCGCCAATATTTGGCGCACTAATAAGACGTTCAATGCTATTGGCAGTATTACAGTGCGGGCACGGCATCCGCGTAGGATCATCGCGTTGTGCAATCGGCAATTGTACATCAATAATTAATGTATTACATGCAGTGCACTGAAAATCATAATTTGGAATAACTCACCTCCATGAAAATAGACACACAATGGTCTTGATAAAAATATTTAGAAGTGTTATTAGTACTAATATATGGCTTGCGGTAGGTGTTTGGGAGACACCTCTCCCTTTCGGGAAGTAGGTGTCTCACCTTGCGTCTAGGCGCCTCGGTCGACTCAGAATGCGATGTACTGTGGCGGTTAGCCGATACCACAACGCAAGTAAATTACTTGCGACATCTGCCTCTCACCCTCACGGGTCCAACGGGGGGTCATTCTGCCCATTCTGACGAACAGAATCACCGTGCAGGTCGTGAGGTACCACGTACCCTGCATCATTGTGTTTCATCATGATGTTCCCATCATGCACCACGGGTCACGTGTCAAAACGATTAATCGGACAATCAAGCCGACGTACGTTTCTGATTGTTCATAGTATATAGCATTTTCAAGAAAAAATCACGCCGGTGTGCGAAATCTACCTTGTGTCAAGTTCATTTGCGAAAACACTGAGCGATCAACTAACTTCACAAAGTTTCCTGATTTATCAGATGCAACAAATCCTTCGTGCGGGCCTGCAACCAATCCAGTACCGGAGGAATAGAATGTTCCTAGCGATCCTTGTTGGTTCAGTTTATTAATCAGATATGTCTTCGCGCCGGTTACAGATTGTTGCCATGCGAGCACATCAACAAGCGCATCTTCTCGTGCAGTAACTAGCATGGTTAAACTTTCATACTTGTTCATAGCGGTGGCCTTTCCTGTGGGGGTTTTTTTAGTACCGGCCAGGGCCGCCGCACGCGATTGCAGATACGCAACAAATCGTTGCACAAAGACTTTGGGGCTAAGGGTAATGGGTTCACCCCCACGCACGAGACTGTTTTGAAAAATCATGAACTCGGATTGTAGCAGTGGCACTTCTTTGAGTTCCTTGACAAACGCATTTTGTGTTAGCAGTGGCGTACGTCGTGCTACGTCAGCAATTAATGTTTTGAGGGATTGACTTTCCGAGGCGGTAAAGGTTAATGTTCCCGATAAATCCTGATACTGTGAAGAAACTAATGCGACGTTAGTTGGGGGTCGTAGCTGTGAAATATTCGCGCCAGGGGTCGCGCTGAGGGTTTGAAGGGTGCTTCCCGTGTAGGTCGTATGAAAGCATACTCCAAAGGTAGCGGACGTAAATTTTTTACCTAGTTCGCTTGATTTCGGCACTCCATAGACAATCGTATTTGGTTTAAATGTAACGTGCACTTGTCCGTCAATAGTTTGGTCTTGTTTAATTTCAGGCGTAAATAAGACATCGCCTTGAAGGATGGACGGAAAGTTCATATTTTTAAGAGTGCGAAAGGCGGTTTGCATCGTGGTTAGCAAGCCGGGTTTTGCCCCATACAGAGTTTTCAAGTCGGCCTCGGATTTTGCAATCTTAGGCGTTTTAGCAAATGCACCTTTGGTGCCAACAAAAAACTTTCCATCCGCAGGATCGTTTCCCACGACGATGGCTGGTGCACCATCAATCTTGACGGTAATGTTAACTGGAGATGCTGCACTTCCGAGAAGAGATGAGGCCACGCCGCGCAAGACACGTAATGCTTCCTGTGCACCGGTGCCGTATTTGGTAATGACTAAATCTTCTAGATGGGTTAGATGGGTAATTACTTTTCGGTCGTCCGCTTCATGAAGCGGCATTTGTGAATGTAATTCAGCCCATGCAGCAAAATTTAATCTAGACATATGCATATTTAGGAACATCGCAGAGGACACTTGGCCCTCTGCGTGTCCGTGCGCATTACGCCCGCGTGGGCGTAATCGTAATCAAACGTTTCTGTTCTTTTTCAGGAATCACATTTTCTACAGTCACGGTCAAAATGCCATCCTCTAAGGACGCGCTACGCACTTCTGCGGTTTCAACAAGCGGAATGTGCTTTTCGAATGACCGCAGCGCGAGACCACGATACAGATACTGTTGTTCTTCTTTTACCTCGGGCTTGTGTCCCTTGATAACAAGTATCTGTTTCTCTACCGAGATTTCCAAATTATTTTTCTGAAATCCTGCCACAGCAAAATCTAATGCATAGACATTTTCTTTGAGTTTCCGAATGTTATGTGGCGGATACGCCGCGTTCCACCGTGCATCCGATGTGGAAAACTGTGTTCGGATATCATCAAACAGACGATCAAAACCAACTGTAAATTGGGCAAGTTCTGTGGGAAACGGGTCTTGTAGGGCAGTCAAAAACGAACGAAGGGCGAGTTGAGTCATAATAGTCCTCCTTGAGCGACTATAAATTCACGCCACTCCCCAAAGGCAAGTGACGCTACGATTACTACTATTATATAGCAAATGTTACGAATCCGAACTAGGAATTTCTGTTGCCCATGTAATATATTTCCAATCTCTAAGGCAATGTTCGAAAGTGTAGTATCGGTCAACAATTTCTTGCCCATAGGTATTGCACATGGATTGATACCATTCGGGATAATAGATTCGCCGTATATCATCCTCTGAATAAGTAATGGTAACGTGAGTCTCGGTTGTGCTATCGATATCGGTTAAGGGCCGGCTGCAGGCAAAGTATCGCATAGCTCACCTCGGATTAAAACAACTGCCGGGAAAAGATTTGAGTTCAAGACATTTTCTGCATGTGCCACAATTTTCATCCTTGTCGGGATGCACGTTCTTAAGACATGTGCGGACTAACGGTTTTACGTGATCGGGAATCATTTCCCAGTGTTGTAATTTGGTATATTCTTTAGTGGGAAAAACAATCGATACGGTGGGATGCATGATGTTCCATCC